CTTGAACTGCTTTAGATATTCTTTTGGAATATATTAATACTTTTTCTTTTGCGGGTTCTGTTATAAATCTATTAACATCAGCTCCAGCCCATGCAAATATTGCTTGATCGTCATCACCAGCTAAATAAATGTCTTTAGTTTTTGTTTTAAGTAAATCATATAATCTCCATTGCAAAGGAGATAAATCTTGTGCTTCATCTATAAATATAACTTCAAATTCTTTTTTTATTCCTTCATTAATTAATTCATTAATCATATCATTGAAGTCATATAATTCTTTTTTCTTTTTATATTCTTTTAAGTTCTTATCTATGTGTCTTAACATAATCCAATCTATATCTTTAGAGTTATGTTCGTTTCTGTCATACAATTCTCTAACCGTTATGTTTAAATTCATAGCTTTGTGAATCATTTGAAAATATGGATTATCACAAGTTAGATAATTTATTTCTTCTTTATTATATTTATCTTGATATTTAACTCTAATACCTAGTTCTTTTCCAAGATCTTCATAATGATATGGTTGCATTACATCCTGTTCTTCTAATCCAAGAGTATGATATGCAAATGAATGTAAGGTTTGAAAGTGAACTAATTTTTTATCTTCTTCCGGCATTCTAGCTTTTGCTGTTCTTGCAGCTGTTTTAGTAAATGCAAAGTAACCTATTTTATGTAGCGGTGTTTTTATTCTTACATATGCTTTAGCACGGCTAATTAATCTATGTGTTTTACCTGTTCCTGGTGGTCCATAAAATTTATAAATCATTATACAATATTATCTTTTGATTCTATTTCTATACTCTCATCCACTTCTTCTTCTACCTCAAATAAATATAAAGGTAATTTTACACATCCTCTTATTGCAGGAAATGCTTTACCAGTAGAGTCTTTACCTGGATATCTTTTTCTAACATCAAATTTTACTTCTGATTCTCTTTTATCTTTTTCAAAAAGTTTGATAATCATATAAGAAGTTTTTGAAATATCTTTTTTCCAATCTCTGTCTTTTAAATAATCATTATAAAAAGAATCATATATAAAATATACAAAGTCTTTATCTTTAAAAGGTGAGCCTGATTTAAATGAATGATAGTTTGTAGCCTGCGCACCATTTACATATGCTTCTAAATGTTTTTTCAATATATCTAAAGGTGAAGTCCCTGGAGCCGGTTGCACTACATCTATTGTAGCTAACAATGCTTTTTGAATCTCATAGAAATCCATTTGTTTCAATGGTGGAGGAAGTATATCAGCTTGAGCCATTAGCAATCCTCTCAATTCTTTTTGATCTTTTATTTCATTTTTAGTTTTTGCATGTACAGGAATAGTGTCACCACTATCAGCTTCTACTGTAAAATAATACTCAGGTTCTGGTTTATGGTCTATCTTTAATAGATTACCTAAGACTGGCCATGTAGCTCTTGTTTCAGATGCTATACCATATTTTCTTTTTACACATTCTGCTTTTACACAAACAGTATTAATCGGTTCTTGATTACATAAATGACCTGCAGTTTGTTTATCCCAGGACTTTATTTTCTTTTTAACATGATCATCAGTCCAGTCTGCATCAAATACAAAATAATTTCTTGCTGCTTGTATTACCTTATTCTTCCAATTGTCTGCATATTTCTTTTTAGCAAACACCATGTAGTTATATAAAAATCTATCTCTATAATCTGTCATGGTTATTTTTTCTTTTGTTAAAATTTCTAAACAAGGTGGACCATCTTTGAATTCTTCTCCGCCACCTTTTAGTTCTTTTGAAATAAAACTATCTTGTATTTCTTTTAATTGTTCTCCACTTAATTGATTTAGTTCAACACATTTCAAAAATAATTCTAAAGACATTTCTTCACCTGTAGGTGATAAAGCAACTCTTTCATTACCACCAAAGTATGGAAGATTTATAAAGTTACCATTTATTCTATCTCCATTTGGATTAGTTCCTAATTTAGTTTGCTTTGGAAATATTTCTGTCTTTAATGGTAGTTTAAATAAAAACAAAACCTGTTCTAAAAACTCTTTTATTTGTAAAGCTTTTACAGGTTCTTTTGTAAATACATATAAATGAAGTCCACCACTTTTAGATCTTATTGGTATTAATGGTAACTCTTTTGTTTCAATAGTATCTAAATAAAATTTATAATCTAAATTTTTATATATCTTTGGATCGATATCTATTGCACCAAACCTTGCATAACCATGATCGTCACAAGGTTGAATACCTATAGATTTGGTTCCATCTAAATGTTGTTTATAATCAAAATGGGTAATTGGTTTACCTGCCCATCCATAATCACCTGGATTAAATTTTATTTTACCAGTGGTTGGGTCTTTATATCCTTTTTCGATGTTACAGAATCCGTAATCTCTTTCCAGTCCTGTAAAAAATGTTTTAAAATCTTTCATACAATCCTCTTGTTAAAGAGCGCCTCCACTCTCGCTTCGGCGCTCTAGTTGCAACATTCCCGAGGGAATTAAACAATCTGCTCTGCTTTTTTAACAGTTGCCTGTTTTTCATACTTAGGTTGGACACTACCTTTAGCTACAGTTTTTTGTAACTCTTGTGCCATTAAGTATAAATCAGCGTCTTGTTTTTTTGACACGTCTATATGTCTAACCATAGATGGTTTATAAACATGCCAACTTTTGCTGCCTGCATTTCTACCAACAGTTTTCAAATTGTAGACTGCTGCATATGCTGCAGGATTGTATACACCTTTGTCATCTTTGAATCTTAGATTTTTAATCAACTGATTCAATTCTCTCGCAGGTGTTAGATTGGATGATCTCATGGTAATCACTGCAGGTCTAGGCTCTTCTCCTAGAACAATTACATAAAAGTAAGCAGTTTTCTCTACATAATTACCATTTGATAATCTGTATTTACCATTTCTTTCCTCAACTGCATCTTTAGGTACAGTTAAGTGAGTCATGACAGGAGGTGCTGCGGTATCACCCATGTCAGCCCATTCAGGATATCTAGTCTGCGCATGCGCAACTATAATATCCACTCCTTCGTTACCATCAACTAAAGTTCCAATTCCTTTAGCATATATCATTCCAGGTTTAGAACCTTCGACGTATTTTGCATCATTGGAATTACATTCAGGTGAAAGTTGATGTAGGATTTTTAAAATCGGTGTCGACATATCGTCCGATTTTATTTCCTCTGCACCTCTCCCAGAATCATTTCTGAGATTGATGGTCGATAATGCACCTGCATTATCTCTTTTTGCCACTTGGGCACTATTTGTAGACATATGATATTACTCCTTTATTTGTCTATTATTTATTTTTTATTTTTGTTTGACTACCGTCAAACACCCAAAAAAGATCTTCTGGAACTTCTTTACCTTTGTTCTTCCAATCTTCAAGGGTAACTTTAAGAGTAGAAGGGTGAACTTTCTCTTCTTGAGTCGGTTCAAACCCCTTCTCTCTTGCAAGGTTAGCATAAGCCATAGCCTTGTTATCTTCGTTCTGACCAAATGTTACTGTGATGTTATTCTTCACAATATCACCTAAGCCAGAGTCTCGAAGCCATTTAATGCACTCAGCTTTTTTATCAGCTTTCATAGTCGTGCTATAAACTTTTTTAATTTTTAAAGATGAACCATCTTTTAGTGTTAAAGATTCTAAATTCATGTCTGACATAAGTTTAGGAATTATAACACAGCTAAAATGTTTTTCATCCTCTTTTAGTTTTTTCAAATCACTTTCCGCTTGTTCAATCTTATTTTGAATTGAACGAAGCTTTTCAACTTCTTCAGAAAGAGTTTGAGGATCCACCACATCAGTTTGATTAGGTGCATCTTGTCGTAGGTCTATTACCATAGTGTTCTCCTTATTTAACTGTTTGACTTTCATGCGTCTTAAATAAGGTATGATAATAATTAAGTCAAGTATTATTTTTGAAAAATATTTACTTCGATTGGATAATATGTTTTTTCTTGTCTATCCCACTTTAATAGTTTGTATTTTCCATTTGTAATGTCAGATACAACAGAACATACAACTCCTATGATAGCTGGATCGCCTGATAATAAAAGAAAATCTTCACTTGTGAAGTTCTTTAGAAGCGTTCTAAGTTTTATAATAAGTGGGCCGGGAGATAAGATTATCTGAGAATACATAGGAAGCAGCGTCACTATGTCGCCATATTTTTGAGCGCCCAAAACATTATATTTTGGTTTACCTGTTTCTTTGTCTACTGGAATTTCTTGAGTTAAATATACTTTAGCCATTGACTTTATTCCTTTCATTCAATATATAACACTTAGAAAGTAAAAGTAAATACATATATGAATTATAAATTTAAAACAAAACCATATCAACATCAATTAGATGCATTAAAAGCATCATGGGATAAAGAAAATTTTGCGTACTTCATGGAAATGGGTACGGGTAAATCAAAGGTATTACTGGATAATGCCGCAATGCTTTACGATAAAGGCCAGATAAATGGCCTCCTTCTTATTGCACCTAAAGGTGTTTATAAGAACTGGTATGATCAGGAGGTTCCAACACACCTACCTGATCATATCGAAAAGAAAATGGTGTTATGGAAAACATCTGACAAATCACAAAAACAAAAAAAGATATTAAACACATTATTTGAAACAGGAACTGATCTACATATTTTAATTATGAATGTAGAAGCTTTTTCATCTGGTGATGGTTTTGCATTTGCATATAAATTTTTATCTGCACACAAAGCAATGGTTGCTATTGATGAGTCTACAACAATTAAAACACCAACTACAAAAAGAACTAGAGCTATTTTATCTTTAAGAGATCATTGTAAATATAGAAGAATACTTACAGGTTCTCCTGTAACCAAATCACCATTAGATTTATTTTCTCAATGCGCTTTTTTAGACCCGTGGTTACTTGGTCATGAGTCTTATTGGACATTCAGAGCTCGTTATGCAAAGATGAGAAAAATTCAAGTCAATGGTCGTCAAGTTGAAATAGTTGTAGGATATATGAACTTAGGTGAACTATCTGAAAAGATTGAACCATTTTCTAAAAGAATTTTAAAACAAGATTGTTTAGACTTACCAGAAAAAACTTATGTCAAGCATTATGTTGAGCTTACAAAAGAGCAGCAGAAAGTATATAAGCAAATGAAACAAGAAGCAATAGCTTTTTTAGATGGTAAGATGCAATCTTCTGCAACTGTTATGACGCAATTAATGCGTCTACATCAAATAACTTGTGGACATTTCACTGCTGATGATGGTACTATAAAAGATTTACCTTGTAGTAGATTAGATGAATTAATGAGTATACTAGAAAATGTTGAAGGTAAAACTATTATCTGGTCACATTATACACATGATGTA